CGTTTCATCTCTTATTTTATTTTTTTTTGGGCGAAACACACCCCATCCGCCACTTCCTCCATCGTACCCTCCGCAAGCACTTTCAATACTTCTTCTTGTCCTGCATCCGTAAACGGGATTTCCTTCCCGTCTATCTTCGTCACCAGTGCAGCGAATGCCAGGTGCTTCGGCTGCATCTGGTTCTGAATCATAAATACACACTGCCGGAGATTCTCCAGCTCAAGGCTGGCGTTTTTCGTGTCGCCCGTCATAAGATACCGCCTCGTCTTTTCTATCCGTGTATCGAAAGAGGACATATCCGCCCCGATGCCTGCATCCACAAGCAACATCTTCTGGAACTTGTGGAAGCGCACTACTGGGAGCGCATCTATCGTATCGTAAAACTCTACCGTATGTTTCCCTATTCTTCTCGTTACCATAACTCCTTCGCTATAACCGTTGAACAAACAGGAACGAAAGCCATCTCCCACCTTCCCGTAACAGCAAGCCAGATTCCGCAAATCAGCACGGACATCCACCAGCTGCAACAGAAACGACAACTGAAAAGCCGATTCAGGAAGTCGCTCGGAGCGTGTACCTGCAACCACTCCAGCACTCCCCACTTATTCAGCAATCCAAGCAGGAAAGCAGCCACGAAAGCCACTATCAGAACACAAGACAAGTACTCAGCCATAGCACACTCCAAGCAATCAAGATTCCTGTAATATCTGCCATCAGGTCTCGGACATCAAAGCCCGTCCCTCTGAAAATGTCAATCACTTCTTTCAGGATTCCCACTCCGAAAGCAAGCAACGCCCCCTGCCAATGCTTAAACCAAAGGCAAAGAGCGAACATCAGGCACGCACCCGACAGGGCGTGCAGCAACTTGTCTGTCTTTATCCGAAACATAACTCATCGTATTCAAGCTGTCCCTCGAACCGGAATCCGGCAAACGGATGGATGAGGAACTGATTGTCTATCTCCGACAGCGAATACCCCTTGTAGATATTCTCCGCCCTTTCAAAGCAGCGGTTCACGGATACCCTTCCGTGCCTCAGATGCCATCCGTTCCTCCCGTTGAGGATATTCAGTATTTGCGCCTTGAGAAATTCCGTGTTGCGGTTCTCTTTCTCCCCGTACACCTTCCTCAAGTCAAACCACACTATCAGGGCGAAAGGTGTCTTGACGCTCCGTGCCCAGACATCCGTCTCCAGTATCTGAGGGTCAAGGATTTCAAAGAAAGAGAAGTTGCCGATATGACTATCCGGAGAAACTTCGATATAGTCATTCTCCCCGTGGCCGTTCCACCCTCCGCAATACACATTCGGCAGGATATATCTCTTTCCTGCCTGCATCCGCTCTATCTTCTGGCTTCGTCCGAAAGCCACATCCAACCACGGAAGCCCTTCTGCCAGCCCCTTCTGAATCTGGGCCAGCACCGCATCAAGCATCACCGCATTTGGAATTACAGGTACATTGTTAGCCATATATCAAGTCTTTTATCGTTTGCATAAGTTTTTCGCCAGCCCCCCTCCGGAACACCTCGCCCCAGTTTTCCTGCGTCAGGCCGAATTTCCCAAGCCCGAATTTCGATATGATGTTCTGCGCATAAGGTGTCCGCCCTTGCACGACCACGCTCTCAGGCCCGAACTCCACACCAAGCTCGGAGTGGAATCGGCCGTTGATGTACAGGTTCGGAGCATCCGGATTCCTCTCCGCTTCATACGGATAGGAAAGGCTCTGCTTCCACGCTGCATAGTTACGGGCTGTCTCCACGGAATAGAACCGCCCTTTCGGCTTCAGGTCTTCGCTGTAATAAGGCCGCATGTCTTCACCGCTGGAAGCCTTGCCCTCCAATAGCTGCACCTTCTGCAGTTCCAGCACATCATTTCCGTAACCGGAAACGACCTCGCCTATCAGCTTGCCCGTCTCCAGTCCAGCCAATATCTGCTGCATCTTTTCCAGAAGGTTGTTCAATCTTTCCATTTTGCCCGATTCCAGCCCGAAGGCTTTGTTTTCTTTCCGAAGGTAAATACTTTTATTGCTCAGGGAAAATCTCGCCTAAAATAGCCCGTTTTACACGGTGCGGTATTTCACCCCTCCGTTGTTGCAGGTCAGGCAGATTCTATCCAGCCCCTTCGTGTCTATCTCCAGAGCCTTGTATGCCTGCTTGAGTTCATACCCCAGGCCGGAGGCTCTTCCCGTTGGATTGCCGTCCACCTCGTACAGGATTTCATCCCTCGTGACATTCATCTGGTTGCGATTCACCCTTACATCAGGATTCATCGCCATCATACGCAAGATGTCTGCCGCCATCTGCAACTGCAAGACACGGGCGAACACACCCCTCTGCTGTATCAGGAAATCAGACAAATCACACCCCACGGATACCTCGAGATTCATCCCGTAGTTCATCGTGTTCGTGTATGCCAGTTTCCCGATGTCAGGAATGACCGGACTGCTTATGAAATCCGCCTCAGGCGTGGCAGCGAAAGGCGATACCTGCAGATACTTCGTGAGCTGCCTCCAGCTCTCTATGCTCCCTCCCAGACAGGTCTGGCAAGGCTCGGCACTCCAGTCCTTGCTCACATTCAGGGCACGCATCCCCTCCGGAAGCTCATCCTGCAAGTAACAAATGAACCACGCTCCGCCTGCGTCCGTGTTGTCTCCCAGATATGGAAGATATATGTCCGATGCAGGCTTGAACCACTGGAAGCCTCCGCTGGTATTCGTGTAGTTGAAATGCAGGCGATATACGGGCTCCCGCTGTGATGAATGGAAGATGTAGATATAGACGCTTCCCGTTGCTCCTATCATCTGCAACCCGATGCGCTCTATCTTCGTGGTAACGCCCAATGCCCTGACGGGCACTACCTCAAAGCCTACCAGCTTGCCCCTCGGCTCGATAAAAGCCTGCATCCTTGCCGCTCCGTCAAAGAGCGTCCTGCGCTCCAGCAAGGTCTTTGTTTCCTTGTTCAGCTGCTTCTGCGTCAGGAAAGCCTGCACTACCTTTCCGATGGAACGAATCATAAGCGTCTCAAGAAAATCGGTCAACGGGAACCATATCGACCAATTCTCCGGATAATCTTCTGGGCTCTGGGTCGTCTCGTTACGGCAGATATAGAAACGCCCCTTGTATGATATGCGTTCCCCTGGGAAGTAAGTACGCTCCCCGAATTCCGGATACTGCTCGTTCCAATCCTCCGGCATAACGCTGCGGATGTTCTGGAGCGTCAGCAGCGGATGCGCACCCTGAACCGTCAGGCCGCTCTCTATATCCGCACCTATCGGAACTCCATACGGATAACCTTTCACGCTCTCTACAGATTCGTACAGCGGATCGATTTCATTTGCCCCGTAGCCATTCTCCCAACCTACCAGCCGATAGAATGCGCTCTGTATGTCTTTCAGTCTTATCATCTTGAATTTTAATTAAAAAGGCGGATGCGGATTTACCGCACCCGCCACGGATATAAAGAAGGGAAGAACGCTTATACCTGCGAAGTGACTACAGGGTTATCCTCTGTGTTCACAACCTCCACCGGAGTAGCGAATGGGCTTCCAACAGCCGAAGCAACCTCCAGCTTGATGATTGGATTGGCCACACTCTCAGGGTCGCTGTTGTAAGCAACGATGAACGCTACATCAAGGCTGAATCCGAAGTACTCCTTGACGACGCAAGTCATATCTGCGGATGCAGCACCAGCGATGTTGCTCTGGTCGCCTACGCTGGTGTAGTAATGAGAACCGACTGGCAGGTCGATGTAAGGAAGTCTTACGACATCCCACTCGTGGAAGTTAGCGGCAGTCCTGCGGAGTGCCTCGCGGTCAACTCTTGTCAGAACACCCACATTTCCGTCCTCAACGACATAAGCGGTTGCGAACTTTCCGTCCTCGTTCGCTATGTTGTTTGTGAAGTGGAACACCTTGTTCGCCCACTCGTTCCTCTTGTTCACATCATTGTACAGGTCGTGCTGCGCCAGCTTGGTGACGGTTGCATAGATACCTGCGTTTCCGATGATATGCAGAAGGCCCGGATAGGCGTTGGCTCTCATCAGGGAATCCATGTCGGCAAGGAAGTCCATCCTTGCAACCCACGGAACCTCTACGACATCGCTTGAAACGGTGTAATAGAGAGAGTCGGCATATACCTGAGTCTTGTTGGCCTCCAGTGCAGCGATAGCCAGCTGGTCAAGGCTGGTCGCAAGTGCCCTGCAGACCTTCTCCATCTTACGGGCAAAGTCATGCTCGTAAGTGATTTCGTTGTTCATATACAGGCTCGGAACCATTGTGAATCCTACCTGCAGAGTAACCCAGTTCACGGTGTAGAGGGCAAAGGGGTTCTCATCGTCTCCGATAACGCAAGAGCGTACATTGGATACGGTTACATCTCCGTCATAGTTGATGACTGGTATCTGAACGGTGTTGCCGATTGAGGCAAAAGCACGGTTCTTCAATTCCTCGTTGAGGATGCTGGTTGAAGAATTGGTCTGCTCGATGAAGAAATCCAGCGCACCATATTCCAGTGGACGCGCCATATTTCTGTCAAATTCCGGATTCTCAATTCTCCAGTTCTGCAATCTTGTTGCTACAAGTGACATAGTGAATTGTTTTTAATTGTTAATAAATCCGAGCCAACCCTTCGCCCGTGTTGTTTCTTTTATCGTATCGGTAAAGACTTGATGTTGTTGTCCTTCCACGCCTTCCCGAAGGCCTCCTGATATTCCTTGCTGCCGATGACTTTCCCCTGAGCCAAGAGCTGCTTCGTGATTATCTCCGAGGCTTCGGTCTGCGTCCTTGCGCCTGTCAGGTCGTAGGTCTGTCCGCCTTCCTGTCCGCCTCTTTGTCCTCCAGAGCCTGCTCCGGTCTGGGTGCGTCCGGCTTCCAGAACTCCCATCTCTTTGAGTTCCTTCTGCACCAACTCAGAGGCAGTGTATGGATTGAGGTTCGTGTCAGGATTCCTCAGTGGCGTGCCGTTCAGCATAAACGCCAGAACCTTCCCTCCTTTGCCGTCATCGATATACTCAGGATTCATCGCTTTCACTTTGGCGATGGCCTGAGACAAAAGAACATCGGTAACGGCTTTCGGGAGGTCGGCCTTGAACTTCACGGATGCGGAAGCCTTGTTGAACTCGCCCTCCATCTTGACATCCAGAAGCTGCTTTGCGTGCTCGCTCTCCTGATTGTCAAATTTCGTCTTGAGCGTGGTATATTCCTTCGTGACATTCGCAAGGTCGGCCTGCGCTTTCGTCAGTGCCTTCTTCGTCTCCGCATCACTTCCACCGGAAGCGATAACGCCTTCAAGCCTTGTCTTTTCCTTTGTCAGGGCATCTACTTCCTTCTGCTTCGCAGCCAAAGAATCAGCCCCCTGCTTGAGGGTTGTGATAACCCTCTATGCGTAATCGTAGGTCTTTTCAGTGCCATCCTTT